ATTAATTAAAAATTTTTAATTAATATTATGATGCTGTTAAATGCTTAATATTGGTATTGCGCGCGGAAGTGTATACCATATATTGTTAACTATATATCGGTTACCAGTCTTGACGTGTCATATCTTTGTAATATTTCGTCATATATATCCGCTTCGCGGATATACACAACAAAACAATGTAAAGATATGACCCGTTGGGGAATAGTATAAATTTTTAAATATATATGATCTCTGAAATGACTGTTGATTGCATACTTATCAATGTTGACTGTATGATTGAAGAATGTAATAGTTTTAGACGTATAATTAGTTTTGAACCATACGATGAATGTCCTATATGCTATGAGGTAATGTGTAAACCTGTAAAGACTGTATGTAATCATTGCTATTGTAAAGGTTGTTATAGTAAAATCGACTTCTGCTCTATGTGTAGAGCTGACTTGAAGAAACCTAAGGATGTTAAATATAATGATCTGATGCAATTTCTAGAAGACTATATCGTGTTTAGTGTTGATGTGCCTGTGAATGAGAGTAGGGTAGTATTGGTTAACATAGCCCGTCTATTGCTACTACATCCAGAATTTGATTTAGATGATATGGAAGGTTCTTATAACCGTATATATGGTATAACTCATGTATTATAATAGAGTAGTCGCTCGCTATGCTCGCTATAGAAGGAGTATAATTAAGTATAATGGTTACTATGTGTTTATGCTATATATGTAAATAGTTATTATTGACTACTTATATATACTGTTGAATTATGCTTATTATGGGGTGTCTATTTCTGAAAATCCTACTTTTGGTATTTTTGCTATATGACTGTAGTATGGGTATGCGCTCGCTATGCTCGCTATGAAAGGAGTATATTGAGTATAGTGGCTTACTGTGTTACTAGTGTTACTTATATATACTATTGAATTATGCTTATTATGGGGTGTCTATTTCTGAAAATCCTACTTTTGGTATTTATCTATGTGTCTTGTTTAGGGGTATATGATACTATACGTTTGAGCTCCAATACACTCTCTATCAACTGATATATGTCTTGTCTAATCTGTGTTAATGATGTATTGATGTTAGTAATTTCGTCATCTATGCATATACATTGTTCTGGTTCTATTTCATCCTTGATGTCGTTATAAACCTCTTCGTCGGTTGGCCATATTATAATGTCGGTTTCTGGTTCTGATTCTGGTTCTGGTTCTTCAACTCTTTTACGCTTGTTATTCTTTCTTACCATGTTATATGTTATTAATATAGTATATATAGTATATATTTATATTGTTTATTTAGATTCTATTTTTTATTTAAAGGTGTATTGGTATATTTAAGTATCACTAGAGGCAATTATAATAACTTTATAACCGACTAGTTATATATAGTATATTTATTAAATGAAACGAACAGCAATACTATATAATTACACAAAGGTGATTTGTTAAACGAAAAGATATATGTGAATATATATAATGGTTTTTGATAAACCATTATATATGAATTTAAGTGTTTATACATCAACTGCTTTATTTTTACGTGATGCTCGCTTTTTCTTTGGTTTTACTTCTACGGTTTCAATTTGTTCATCAACGGGTTCTGGTGTATTTGTTAATGGTTTGGGTTCTGGTTCAATTACTGGTTCAATTACTGGTTCAATTACTGGTTGGTTTAATATTTCTTCTTGAAAGGCTTTAAACTCTTCATCGTTTGATTCTGGTATATAGGGGTCTAATACTTCATTGGGCTGTTGTTTCTTCTTTTGATAGTATTCTCTCGCTTTCGCTCGCTTGTATTCTAAAAAGTTTGGATCTGATTCTTTACGTTGTAAATAGTATTTCTTGCGTTGTTCATTTACCTTGTCCTTGTTGTTTGTTCTATATTTTTGTGTAGCTCTCTTTTGCGCTTCAGTGTATGAAGAGTATTTGACAATAACGTTTTCACTGTCTGACATTTGTTTATTAGTATATATATAAATATCATTAATTGTTTATATATATTATTTATTTATTGAAATTTATTTCTACTGGTATTCTGAAACCATCTACACCGCCTTTCTCATCCTCATTAGTTATCTTGTCTAATGGTGCTATTACCTCTATCTCTTTTCTTAGGTTTGGGTCTGATGATCTGAAGAAATGTTTCAATACATATTCATTCTTTTTGAAGTCAATGCTTTTGTTTAAGTCGTCAAATAAGCTCAAGAAATCATTAACATCAGTATATAAATTATTTGATCTGTATTGTGATGCATTAATGAAATGTCCTAGAGCTAAACAGTAATAACCACATGCATTATTCATTAGACTTTGAACATCGACCTCGGTATATGGTAATCCGTTTTGTTTAGTCGTTTGTTTAACAGCTTTCTTGACGCTTTCAGGTGGAGGAGCTCCGTATGGGTCAAAATAGATTGATTCAATTTTACCGTTTGGATATTTGTTACATTGTAGATATGTCCAGTGTGTTCCGTCATTTGGGTGTCCTTCTTCATCTACACTATCCTCAATATTAATGATATACGCTTTATTGTATTCTAACGGTGATTCTAGTTCATCCTTAAATAGAACGTCTTCTAATGGTATAGACATTTTATGAGCTAGTTCTTTAATCTGGTAATCGGTTAATGACATATGATATTTTTATAATAATATATATCACTATTAAATATTTATATTAATTATTATTTTTATATTATTTATGCATATTGCTTTTTATGCATATTAAGCGTATAATCCGGATCCTGATCTACCACCGGCAAACAAACCGGATCCTGAACCACCGGCGTATAATCCATTTCCATGAATTTGATATTGTGGAGGTAAGAAAAATCTCATTTGGAAGTTGGCGCCTAATGGTTGAGAATCAAGAGCGGGAGGCATATAAGGACTTGATTGCAACATACCACCACCACGTCCAATACTTCCATGTTCATGACGTTTATGATGAAATCCCATACCTTCGTTTAATGGTCCACCAGCATTTAGAGATGCGGGACGAGAAGCATGATAACGGGATTTAATAGCATCAGAAAGCATATGAGCACTTGATACATTAGCTAATGCTTTATCCATACCTGCGCGACTAAGTTTAGATCTCATTGCATCTGGAACTGAAGCAATTAACCCACTATGAATATGTCTTAGACCTTTTCCTTTATTTGGGCCTTCTAAAAATGAATCTCCTGCTTTTGCTAGTCCTTCAGTAGCCACGGGAATCAATGGGGCTAATTCTGGAGCATATGATCCTAATGCTTCACCACCTGCTTTTAATCCTTCTCTCATAGCTTTCTTGACATATGGTTTTGCAAAATTACCAACGTCATGTAGTATTTTAACATTTTTAGCGCCAATGTTACGTTTAAGCATACGGTCAAATTTCTTACCAAAAATAGAACCTCCACTTATTTGTGTTGATTCATCTTCATGATGAGCTTCGACAGCTGGCGCATAAATATCTGGGTTTTTATTTGCTTCTATTTCTTGTGGTGATAATGCAATTTCAACACCTTTGTTTTTAGCAAATGCACGACTCGCTAAATGATATGTTTCAGGATGGACAATTACATTAACACCCATCTCTCTTTTAACTCTAACAGCATGACCATTACGTAACTTAGAAAGTTGACTAGGCGATGCGTCAATTTTTAAAACGTGATGCATATATTATAATAATGATTATGAATATATGGTTACGGTTTATATTATTTAATTGGTATTAATATGATGTTAACAATTAAATAAATAGTAAAATATGTTTATTAATGATCGTTTAGACGCTAATAACTTGTTGTTTCTTTTTTAGTTTATTATTACGAGCCCATTCTGCTTTGTAAACTCTCATTTTAATCTTACGTTCTTCTATTTGTTCAGGTGTTAATAGTTCTAATAAATCAGTTCTATTACGTCTATTTTCAAGACGTGTAACCCAACGAAGATTTTCAATAATATTGTTTGTTTTATTACGATCAATATGATCAACTTCTGGTTTGTTCTCTGGATTTTCTATATATTGTAATGCTAATAATCTATGAATAAAACCCTTATGTCTATCACGCGTAATTATGTTATTTTCTATAGATGAAGGTTTTTTTAGATGTATATAACTATAACCGTCTTTTGATAACATAGGTGTCATTACCTTTTTATACCAACATGAATATATTTGACCTTGTCTATTAATTTTGTATAAGTTTTCGTATCCTTTGATAAATTCAAAATCTTCCATATTATATATTTACTATAATATATAATATAAGTTTATCTTTAAGTAGATTAAATTATAATCACCTTAAACGCGGGCGCCCGTAATTATATCAATACTGATCTCGTTACCGTATTCAACGAAGCAATAATAATCAACAGCTCTTGAAGATTGGTTTTGTCCAAGAACTTGAATAGATTTAGGAACAGATTGCTCAACAGGCAACATTCTTTCAATGTTAATATAGTAATAACAGTATTCCATATCAAATCGTTGACGATCAATTAAACCAGATGTAATACCATCAGTTAACCCACCGTTAACAGCATTTTGCCCGTAAAGTTGGTTATTGAATTGTTCAAAGTTGTAACGTTCCATATTGTAGATAGCATTTTGACCTGATACTTGGACGTTAAAGTTAGTAATCCAGCATAAAGGAGAAGTTGGACCAGTTCCAGCAGGATCAAAAGGAGATTGAAATACAGGAGAACCGGAAACAAAACCAGAATTTGGAGAGTTATTATTAGCATCAGGAGTACCTCCAGAGTTATAAAATGGTAGTATAAGAACAGATTTGACATTTGCAATACCGTTTGTAAGTAGTTGAGTAAATGTTGCTCCAGCAGATTGATTAACAATTTGATATTGGTATACATCAGTGTATTTAATGGATTTGACAGGTGAAGACATGTATGCTTGTTCAAATACAGGGTTAAAAGTATAAGCAGGAACATATAAATAAATTGATTTTGATAAAGCACCAGTTCCATTTCTTGCGGAAGTATTTGCACTTGTAATAGATTGATCCAAACAAACAGCCCCAACAGAAATATTAACTTTAAAGTTATTAGTTACATCAGTAGTTGCATCCCCACCAGTTGGAAATAATGAAACCCCGCCGTTATCGGTTATACCAGAAGCAACCATTAAAGGATTAACACCACCAAGAGGATTTGAAACATTAGAGCAACTCATACTAATTTTAGCTCCATTTGTGTATATTGATTGAATAGTTGATGATGTGTTATTTAAATTCATTGTCATTTTCATGAAAACACCTTTGAGTAATGGGCACATATTGAAGAAACTATGAAGTTGTTTAAGGTATATGGTAGCTACAACAGAATATTGAATGCATCCTTGAACAGCTGATACCGCACTTGTAGCCACTGGACCGTTAAATTTATTAGAAATGTATGATTTCCAGCAATTATTTAGAGCAGTTTGAGCATTTTGTAGTAAAGTTGAATATGTGTTATTATCACCCGCATTATTAGCATTTACAAGACCATTAACATCAAAATTAATAAGTTGTTGTCTTTGAAGAAAACCGATATTTGATAATTGAGATCTGAAATTATTGAATTGTCCGGTAACAGTAGTTCCTAAGGTAGTGGTCGTATTATTAGAAACACCATTACCACTTAGGGAAGTATTTAAAACGAGACCGGTTAAACCACCACAAAATGCCCATGTTAAAGCATTATCTGGATAAAACCCAATAGTAGCCCCTTGAGTGTTAACGTCGTCTAATGATAATGATGTCATGAGTTTAAAAGAGTTCCACATATTGACATATGGAGTTTGTTGTATAATAGTTGTTCCGTTATAGTCAAGTGTGAATGAGTGAATAATTTGACCAAACCAATTTTTAAGACCAACACTATAATCAGCTGATGAAGCTGTGGTATCTGGGGAAAAAGTAGATGTAGGAGCGGTTCCGCCTACAACTGTAGATGTTTGGGCTACTGTGACAAGGAAAGGAATAGACAGATATGCTTCACGATAAGACATATATTTATTGCTGTTAGATAACTGAGATGTATCAATAACAGACTGATTGTTATTATAGTTTTGGTTTTGATTGTCAAGAATGTTAAGCCAGTCCTTACGTATAAAGACATTTGGTGAACCTTCAACTTCTTGAGCTAAGTCAAAAACTAATTTATCAGACATGTGTATTATAATAATACATAATTGTATATCGTATACTTTTAAATAGAATTTACGATATAATAAAAAAGTATATTTATATAGTTTGTTTGCATTGGCGTGATGTTCGTTTACATACTCATTACAATCTTTTTAGATTTAGGTAGTACAGAAGCTACCTTTTTTTCAATATTCAGTTTTGATAGTTTTTTGCCTATTCTATCGGCTAAACCTTTACCTCTACTTGATCTTTCATATGGGTTAATACCAGTTGTAGAAATATAATCATCAATATCAATGTATGAAGAACCAGCTCCAGCTCCACCAGTTCGTAAAAGAACAGATCCCATTCCAGACCCTTTAATTGATATTGATTTATGACTATGTAATTTAGCATTACTAAATGGTAATGAAACACTCGTAACTCTTCGGCTCATATGATGTTAAATAATTTATATAGTAGTGTTTAATGTTTATATATTATAAATCATTCATGATTATAAATCACCTCTTAACTTTTCTTTTGTATTGATGTTACGATATTTTAATATGTTCTTCATTAAATTATCTATACATGCAATTTTTTGATTTATAGTGCGTTCTTTGGTCAGTTCCTTATCATTCTTAAGTTGTAACATCAATGATGAACGTGTGTTATTAAACTCATCATATAAGTTATTGATATACATTTCGTTGTCTAAATTATTCATTGTAGTAATATTATAATGTATATATCAAATGTTTAAATACATTATTCTTTGATAGCTTAGCTATCATTTTGTTCCCAAAAATGATTCGTCACGATCGCGTATAGTTAATAAAATAGTCATATTAGGATCATTAATAATTAGGGGTTGTAGATTGGTTCCTAAGAATGTTAATCGTATTTCGTGATATGTTCCGTCTATCAACTTATTCCACATGAAATTTGGTGGTGTAACATAAATCTGTTCTCCGATATTAACATTAGGGTTAAGGGAATAGATAATACTTGAAGGTTGAGAATATGGGTTATTAATGTTAGAAACTGAAAATAGGACATTGTTATTAGGTTGAACTTGTGGAGCAGTATTTGATAAGTATGATAATGTCCCAGCTCCATCCTTAGCCACATAGTTATTTGATGATGAGGCAATTGGTGGAACATAAGCATTATTAACATTACCATTAGAAGCAAAGTTAGCAGGATAACCAACGATTTGATTAAATTTAAATGGGAACGTAACAATAGGGTTAAATGTCTGAGTTGGAAAACCAACAAAGTTAGCAGGAACAGACCAACCAACAGGTAATGATGTTGGAACTTGAAATGTATTAAGCTGAACACCGTAACGGGTAGGGTTTAATAAAAGTTCAAAATAATAAACATTGTCACCTGAAGCATTAATTAGATACGTTCCGTTTTGTATTGATGACCATTGTAAGAATGCATTAAGGTCAGCAATTTCATATAAACCGTTTGGTAATGTTAATGTGTATGTAGTTGATACACCTCCAACAGTCCATGTGTATGAAAGTGTATTATTAACTGATGTATCAAGTATATTAAACCAACTATAAAACATAGATATGGATGAAACAGCAATATATTTATCTGTCAAATTTACTGAGTTAGGAAAGCGATAAACCAATTTATTATTTTGTCCATCTTGAACAATGTTGTTCTGATTCAAAACGATAACAAACATGATAGTATATAATAAGAGTATATTATCATGTATATATTTAAATAGTTATTATAATTTAAAGTCCGATATTTATTTATGTATTGAAGCTAAGTGTTTTGGTAAGAAAATTTTACCAGATTTAGATGCGGTTGTTGAAAGTCCACGACCTGATTTACATGATACAGGTAATTCTTCAGACATGTGAACATGTGATTTATAATTATGTATACCGTTGCCGTTGATACGTTGGGTATCTAAGTTTAAGTTAACAGGAACTTGAGACCCACCAAAGAAAAAAGCAGGTTGATATTCTCCTGAAGTCATTTGAATGAAATTTGTATTAGGATTATTAACCTTAGGCCAATATGAATATATTCCAGATGATGACATGTTTAGTAATAAACAATTTATATATTATTATTGTTTATATAACATATACTAATAACCCAACTCTAAAAGTGTTTCAAGTATATCTTGCACTTCTGATTTAGGTAATGCACCTAGTTTAGAAAGTTTTAGAATGTGTATTTTAAATTTCTTAACCAATTCTTTACTATCATTACCGCTCATTATTTCTCCACGCATAACCTCGAAGTCATGTATATCTTGTTCATATTTTGTTTTGGAAGGTGTTGGAATATTAAACTTATCTACTATATCAGCCTTAGAAGCTAGTTTATGTAAATATGCTCGTTCTGGTTCACTTAATGCCTCTAGATCACTAAATATTGGCGTGCCTCCTCCTATCATTATTTTAAGAACTTTACGTAAGTTATTTGATATTCTTTGACTTGGAAAATCAGATATACCATTACCACTTGGACGTTTAACAGCTAATATACCATCATTTAGCTTTTTAGTATTGATCAAATAACGTCCGAATTTAATAAATCGTCGTTCTGGTTCAATACCTTCATCACTAATTGATTTAGCTACAGTTTCTGCATATTTCTTCTTTATACCTGAACCTTTTGGTCGCCCACGCCCTCGTGGTCTAAAACCATTTCCTTGAGAACCATCATTATCATCTTGTGCTTCTAGAGCTGGTTGTATTACCGGAGCCGGTTGTGGTGGTAAATTTATAACTGGACGATTTTGTTGTTGTAAATTTTCTTCACGTTGTTGTCTTTGTTCATGTAATCGTTCTATTTCCTCCCCAACGTGGGCCATTTCATTAATATTTGCCATTCTATAAAGACGGTATAAATTATTTAATTCTGCAATAGTTCTATCACCTATTAAAACACTTTCTAACGACATTAGTATTTCATTCAACTTATCTTCATTTAATACACCTGCCATATTTTTATTTAGTTTGTCTAGTATTATGTTTATACTTGAAACATCAGGTATACCATCCTTTAAAAAAGCTTTGTATTCTGTTATTGCGTCATATTGAATTTGATCAAATACATTATCGCCATTATTGCCAATATCTACCATGTATACAAGCAATGTATCAAGATCATTCAAATAACCTTGATCATTTGGCAATAAAGCCATAAGAATATTATTAACACGCAAAATGTTATCAATTCGTTGAACGAGTATATTGTTTCCTAACATTTGTTTTAATTGTGACAGAAGAACAGTAGAACGAGTAATAGCATCTTTAGTTATTCCGATAGCATTTTGACCGCCTCTAACAAACCCACCAACATTTGCATTATAATAGTTATTAACAAAGTCTTTTGTTGATGATATAATACTTTTTTCATCGTTATACATTTTTACAATTAAGTTTACAATACGTTGAACATCATTAGGATCTCCTTTAATACCATATGTATATATTTTCTTAAGTCGTTCCATCATATCATTAGCACGTTGAGAAGCAAATACTAATAAGCTATTATCAATATTGGCTGGATGTTTTATAATACGTTGAACCACATCATTGCCAAATTCTAAACTTGATACTTTGGCTAATGTTCCAGCTAAATCACGTTTAAGCTTTTCCGTATCTGCTAATATTTCGGATGTTGTTCTAGTGTCTTTCATTTGAGATACTGCGGGAATTGCTCCAGTATCTTTATAGTTTTTGACTGCTTGATGAACTATGTTATCTAATTCTTGCCTCATATTTAGAGCTTCAATGTATTGATTACGATACTTCTCGACGTCAGTAAACTTTTTGTATGGTTGTCCACTACTCATATATAATTGTTGTAATAATAATTATATACAAGTTTGTATTTAAATAACATATATTAAAATTATAATTATGCATCATATATTGGCGCATTGTTGATATTGTAGTTGTATACGGGTAATGCTGAGTAATCAAACCCGTCGATAAATAGCTTATCGTTACATATTTCATTAAACTCTCTTGTTAAGTCATTGTCATTGTAGTTGTTAATAACATAATCCATGTATTCAATCATCTTAGCTTTCTCTTTCTTGTTATAAAATGTTGGGTTAGCTGTTGGATGTTTACCTAGCATATTATTGGCTATAACCTTAACCTTAGTTATATAGTCTCGTTTTTTGATGTATTCTTTTTGTTCATCAGTTAGTTCTTTAGGTTTGTTTGTTAATTCCTCTTCACGTTGTAATAGCTGTTCAGTTGTAAATGTATCCTTTAACATATTACGTTCAAATTCATTTGGTTCTACATATTCTACATGTTCAACCATTGGGAATGGATTAGCATTTAACACATCTGAGTTTTGTATAACAACATTTGAATCAATTTGATCAGACATTATATATTAGTTATTAATGTAGTATATATAATTATTGTTTAAATAGTTTATTAAATATTAATTGCCTTTATGACGTTTAATGTAGGTTTAAGGTTATTTATGAAGTTCTGTTCATCACGTAATGCTTCATATTTAGTTTCATAATCTGATATTTGTATAGTTTCCATTGTAAAGTTACCCCATCCACCATTCTGACGAATGTATACATATAATCTAGTCCAGTAACGCTTTCCTACTTTATTAGTCACGTTCTTTTTATGATGTGATTTTCTTCTTGAGAAACATTTTGTAGAACCAATATAGAATTGTTCAGGGTTATTATTATCTGTAATCTTATAAATTGTGTATTTAATAGGCATTGTATAATGAATATATTATACAGCATCTATTTATATAAATAATGTAATACGATAGTGATTAGATAGATAATTAAGCGGTCTAACACGTGAATGAGGTTTTTCTAAAAAGTTTTATTTTTTTGTTTAGGGTAATAATTACCCGTAGGGTATTTGAGCTTATGCGAAAATATTTTAAACATCATCAAATATAATTGTGTGTTTTGATAGTGGTTTCTTATGTAGTGTATGATTAATAAGTTTCTGTGTATCACTTTGTGTTGAAGTTGTTGCAATACTCATATTATCGTCATTGTCAACCGAAGAATCATCAAATGGGTCGTCATACTCATCTACTTCATTGATCCAATTTTTAGTTTTACCAATGTTTAATAAGTATTCATGATCAATTGTATACCATATCTTAAGACCTTTCTTTGTTTTGTTAATACCGATCTCACTCAGTTTACGATGAAAGTCTTCTTTAGCCACTGGCTTACTAGTCATGAACTTATAATCATTATACAAGTCCACAGCTGAATGGTCAATAGATTGGTTTTTTAATATGAAATGCTCTTTAATGAACTTGTATACTGAATCTAATCTTTTACTTAAACTATCCATCTTAGATTGAGTCATAGGAAAAGCTTGAGCATTAAAATGTGTAGTGTCTAAACCATAAACATAATTGTAAAATGCTTCTCCTACTTCATCGTTAAAGTATGTATATAATTGACTATAATAATTATGGTTACCTACTTTAGAAGTTGATATGTCTAAAATAAAATAACGTCTACCATCATCATCTTTAACTGAGTCATTATTTGATATTAACATATAGTTATTGATATTATTGCTTTCATATGCTTTAGTGCATTTGTTTTGGTAGTTTATGTTAGTAGAGGTTATCATCTTCTTTAGTGTTGAACTGATACTCTCCCACTCGGCTTTTGAAAAGTTTTCCAATTCCTCAAAGCAAACTAATAGCTTACCACTTAGTATCTCATTAAACTTAGTTCTAATAGGATCACTGCCCGACTCTAAACATAAAGCATTACCTAGAACATTATTTGATAAGAATTGATACAATGATGATTTACCGGTTCCTTGTATACCTTTAAGATATAAACAACTATTATTCTTATTACCTTTCAACATGTTAGAGATCCATTTTAATAAGAAGTCATAACAATCTTGTTTATTAGAGCATAATATGGTTTTCATATAGTCTAAAACAAAATTTAAACCTTGTTGTGCATAATCTGATGGATTATGATTTGGGTTATAAGTGAACTTCATACGAGGACATAAATTAATCTTATCTTCATAATAAACTGGCTTATTCACATCAAAGGCTATTTGTCTAACATCAAGATAGTCTCTAAAGTAATAATTTTGTAGTTCTTTAGGCATACGACTGAAGTATGATTGTTTAAGTTCCTTATCATCTCTAACTGTAAACACGTTACCATCATAGAAAGCATGATTACCATTATTAAGAGGGATAAAATAATTAGTAATATATGTCTTAGCATCATTTGGACTTAGTGTTCTGATCTTAGATAGATTAAATCGTGTAGTTGGAATAGTTAGAATGTCAGTCATTATATAATATATTAATTTAGTATATTAGGTAAATCTTTAAATAGTTATTTATTTAGTGTATATATATGGAATATTTAATTAAAAACATTTATTATTCCGTTCATCACATCAGTATAATGTTTCACTTCATATAACTCCAGTAATTTATCAAGTTCTGATTTATCTATTAGACCTTCTTTTTTATATTTCTTATATGTATAAACTGCATTTTTATAATACATCATGGCATCTTCTAAATAATCTTTTGCGCTCTGTAATGCTTTGCCCTGTAATTGCATTGCTTCTTCTGGAGTTGGTAGATATTTAACATAACGTCTAAACATCATAAATTCATTTTTTAATTCATCAATTTCTTTTGACTTACGTAAATTTGAACGTTCTATTCTTAATTTTTCAGCTTCTGCTTCTTTCTTATGTGCTGCTAATTTGGTCTTAGCTTCGGCTTTGCTTCGTTGTTGCATTTCTTTCTTTGCTTTCTTATTCTGTTCACTTTTGATTTTTCTTAAC